CGCGGCATAGCATATTCCCCCACCCCTGAAAGGAACCCCCATGGATAAGCAATGCAGGACGTGCGCGCATACGCATGGCCCATGGCTGGCAGAACCAGCCGACATGTTTGGCGATCACAATATTGTTCGGGCATATGAGAGTGGGCTGGCGATGCAAGAGGATCGCCTCGCCATCGCTGCCGTAGTCAGCAACCTACGCCCGGCTGACGAGGTGGCGGCGAATGCCCGATTGATAGCGTCAGCGCCGTTAATGATGGAGAGGATCGCCGAACTTGAGCGGTGGTTGAGGTGCATCACTGATGATTGCGAAGAACAAGCCAAGGCTTGGATTGCTGATGGATGTGACGCCCACGACGCTATCCGTTTTGTGCTTGACACCTCTGAAATCGCGCTCGTGGCATTAGATATCCCCCCACCCCAAGGAGACGAATGATGGGTGAGCAACCACGCCTTTTCCCATCACTACCCTATCAAACCGGACCGCTGCTTCTTCCATCCCAGCCAAGCGTCCGCGCTGTTCGGCTTCGATGCGGTGGCGGGCGAATATTGTCGGGATCCCATCGTCTAAACCACCCTTGCGCATATTTCGCTCCACGATGATTTCTCCGGTACGGGCAATATAATCGCGCCACACGTCCGCAGCAGCATCCCTATCGCTCTGGCTCACCTCCACGGTTGGCTCGGTCATGCTTGCGGCTCCGTGGCTGCGAGGATTTGGCGGGCGAAGTGTAGGAATTGATCGGCGTTAGTTGAGCCTTGGCACCCGCACATATGCCCGTCGCAACACGTGCGTTGGTCCAGATCGCCAGCTTCTATACGCTCCACCGCTTCCATAAGCATAGCCTCCACTCCCCGTAGTGTCTTGTTCTGCGCTTCGAGGGTGGCGATCTTCTCGGCGTCGGACTGGATGCGGGCTTTGGCAGATCGATAGACATTGAGGCGCGATAGGCCGCCGTCGCAGTAGGACGCTATTTGTCGTGCGGCATCACCTACAGGACCAAAATCATCACTCTCCATTTGGCCATTTGAAACACAACTCGCCAGATCATCGGCGGGCGCTGGGGTGGTTTCATTCTGCATCACGTTCTCCTTTCAGGATTGAGCGGACTTCGAGTCCGAGGGGAGATCTCCCGCCATGCGGTCCCCAAATACCGAGGTGATAGAGTTCTGCCTCACCATCTTCCTGATCCATTGGTGTCGACCATGAAAACTTGCCTAGGAGCGCATCCTTCTGCGCCTCACTCAACCCCCGCGCCACTCTCTCAGCTTCCCGCATTGGTCTGGTCCTTTCTGTGGTCGCCAGCTTTGATGGCCTCAGCCAGTTGGATGCAGAGCAGTTGACCGTCTCGTTTCCAAGGGTCGCCGAAAAACGCCAATATGGGCGGCGTACAAAATTCACCAGCCAGAGCTTCTAGCCAAGCCACAATCCGCGCCTCCGTCTCAGCTATGATGCGGGCTTCTTCGGTGGGGGTCATCCTAACATACTCCCAATTTTGCGCTTGGCCTCGCGAGGAAATGCCCACGCCCCCTGATGTCGGATCGGCACAACTTCCATGAAACGGATCATCAGACGTGCATGTTGGAGCGTTAGATGTTCCCTCTCTTCGTTGTCGTGGATATCATGCCAGATATAGTCCCAGCTGAGTCCATGGAAGTCGAACTCGTGTGCGTCGGCGTGGTGGATTGTCACGCGGGGATTGTCGGCGAATTCAGCACCGCAAATTGTTATGATGCGCTCATCAATTTCAACGACATCGATATGCTCCACCTCAGGTTTGATCAGTAATCCGCGCACTACGCAGCCCAAGCCTAGCCCTGTTTTCAGCACTCGACCTTTTGCGGCCATCCATATCGGCAGATGGCGGCGTAGTTCTGGCAGGCTGTCGTCCATGACGATCTCGCCGTGCTCTTGATGGAGTGAAGCCCAGTTCCACCGGCACAACAATGTTTGTGTTTCAAATCCGAGTAGCCCGATGTCTGGCGACTTCCTGCGAACGATCGACCACGGAAAGAATTCCTGCGCCTGAATATGATCAGGGACGCGGGATGCATTAATAAAGTCGATAGGCGCTAACTTCATATCTCCCTCCCCTCTGCGCGGGCCTCAAGGTGGGCGCGGACGGCGGTCAGCATCCGCTCGTATGTCTCAAATCCCTCGCACCTCACGTCGAGCCGAACAGAGCATTTGTCGCCATAGGTGCTTATTGTCGCACCGCAATGGTCGCAAATCTGACGGTCGCCAAAATAGTCGATCACGTCCGCTGATGTTGGGTCGGTGGTATCATCCGCCAGCGCGGCAATATCAGGGGTGGTCATTGGACGTTAGCCCGAACAGCAGCATCCTTCGCCTCAAGCAGCTTGCGCAGGGCTGCGAGGCGGTGCTTGGCGATCTCTTGCAGTTTATGTGCCTTCAACTCTTCCCGGTTTCTGAACGCTGGCGTATTATTCAATGCGTCCAGCAAATCCCGATCCGCCTGTGTTATCTCATTCATGGGTGGTCCTTTCTCGGTTGACCCTGCGTGATACAACCGCGTAATCTGGGTATGTTGCTTCGGTTCCTGCCAAAAGCCGGACAGCCGCTGCGGACAGCAAAGTCCGTGCATGCCCACCTAGGCCATGCGGCGTGAGTGCACCTTTATCGCTTAGCTCGACAAGTGCATCTATGCAGTCAATTAGATGTAGGGTGTCTCCCTTAAATGAGTCCTCAAGAGCCATTTGGTTTCTCCAATGAAATTTCGGTATAGATGCATTGGTCACGTTTCCAGACCCATTCCAACCAAACAAATTGCCGGTCGGGTCCATCGCTCAGAAAGATCGGAAATAACGCGAAACGCCGCCGCCAGCCACTATCACTCCATTGCCTTCGCATCACCCCTCCTCCCTTGCCTGAGCGCGGAGGGCGGCTGCGAGGATGGCACATGGAAGCGTCGAGGCATGGCCCTCGTAAGGTTCGCCGTTGTAGTCTGGTGTATCATCCCAGATGTGCGCCCAGCAAAATGCAGTGTCGTTGCCGAAGTTACACACCAGACCACTCGGCACGAGCGTCATGGCTATATCTATTGAGTCGGTGTAAGGTGGGGCATCTTCTTCGCCACACTCTGGCCGGTGCGCCAAATCAATTTGAGCGTCAATAATCCAGTCCGGCCCCGCCAGCGCCTCGACCCTCGCAGCCAGTTCAAGTAAGTCGCTCACGTCGATTTCCCTTCGACTAGTGGGGTGAAGCTGGTGACGTCCGGCCAGTTTACATCTCGGCAAACAACAGAACCGGAAAAGCTGTCTATTCTCACCAAAGTCCGGTCATCAGCCAGCGGGCAGTCGCGGCCGTCATGGAGATATGTTTGGCCGATGCGGTAGGCGCGGCGGATGGGGCACGTTCTCAACGACTTGATTGGGTTACACCTCACTGTGGGGAACCCTGCGTACTGGAACTCGCTGTCGGGTGGAAACGGGCTCCCAAATCCGCCCGCCTCAACCCAAGGCCCGAACACATAGCGCGGGGCAGGGTCGGTGGGGGCGGCTAAAGCATACTCACGCAGTGTTTCCGCCGTCTTGCTTCCTGCGTGTTCCGACTTGCGGATGATATAGCATGCCGCACCAAGAACATCACGAGGCACCGGGATCAAATCAGTATCTGTAGTCGGGTTCGTCGGGTTCGGGATCGTAGAGCATTCGTCTTTCCTTTCTCGCTCAAGTCTATCCAACACCCACTGCGCCGCTTCCACCGTCATGCCGTGCGGGCATTCCTCGGCAAGGGCTTGCGCGGGGGATTTGGGTAGGAACTGGTTGCGGGCTAGATTGGCGTAGAAGCCGGTTCGCCGTGGATGCTGTGAAGCCAGCCAATCAGCAATCGTCTCCACGCATTCGGGGCAGGGTTGTTTGGCGGTCATTGTGTGCACCATATGGCCACTCCGTTGATGAGAATGTGCAGGGTGTTATCCGCGATAATCAGCAGCCAAACCGACAGCCATGCGGGCACATCATCGGGATAGCCGGTGGCCGTGATTGGCCCCTTGCAACCATTCTTTGCCCATACCACAAAGCGCGCAAGCCTGTATCTGTCGATCAGGAAGTGCGATACGCAGATGATTACCAAGGCAATGAACGAGCCGGTCAGCAATGCAAAAGGTATCGTGTAAATAACTGCGTGGATCGCAGCGGCAGTCGAGCGTTTCGTTTTCTCGGTTGCCATCCAATGCGATTGTGTAATGTAGTCACCAACGAGGTGCGCTACTATTTGGTCAGCGGTAAACATCAACCTTCTCCTTCCATAATTGCAAATGCGGGTGTTCGACCTCACCCTCGCCATCACAATCAGGGCACTCGATTTCAGATCCGGCCATCATTCGTCTCCTTGGGGTGGTGGGGGGAGAGGGAGCCAGTGGGTTGCTACCTTCGGGAACATGTACTGGCCGAAGTGGAATGATGAATCCCCAGCCTCTCGCCAATTCTCGTCTACAGAGTCCCATACGGCATCAGGTACGCGGTGCGCGCGATAGTCCGGCGTTTCCTGTACCCAAAGGTCAATTGGGCGATCCTTCGGCGCAGTCTCTATCGGCTGCCATTCACATCTCTTCATGGGGTGCTCCTCATTCCAGCGATCTTGTCCTTGGCGAGCGCCGTAGCCAGAACATCGCGCAACGCATCGCGCTCAGCCTGTTGCTCGGGCGTCAGTCTGACCGGATTGCACCATTCACAGCGGCGGGTGCAGAGGCATGTTCCTTCGCCCTCGTCGTAGGTATCGCACTGCCAATCCCATGAGCAGCCGTAGGTGAAGCCTTCGCCGCCACAGTTGGCGCATTCATGATCGTCTTCGTAAAAGTCGCGATGAGCCTGTTCTTCACTCATGGGGCGCTCCGGGGGTGGGGGTTAAACAGGTCACGGCCATGCGTTGCGGCCGCAGGATTAATCCAAAGCACTTCGGTTCGTTCGCGAGCGCCATCAGCCAGTGCTTTGCGCTCAACGCGGGTCCATCCCGGTAGATGGCTGTCGTAAAGGTCGCTTGGGTATCCGGACAAGACCACCATTCCCTGCAACGTATTCAGAAACGCCAGAAGCTGCACATGATCGTCGTCGGTCAGTTCATGCGCGTAATCCTTGGCAAGATCAGCGCGCGTTTCGAATACATAGGGCGGGTCGACGTAGTGCAGGGTTTCAGGCCCGTCATGGCCCGCCATCACCTCGCAAGCGTCGCGATTGAGGATGACGACGCCACGCAGCCTCTCGACCACGCGCGCCAGTGAATCAGGATAGTTTACCCAATCATGCGCGGGCGTGGTGCCAGACCGATTGCTGTTCGACCGAAAGCCGGTTGAACGATTGTGCCCGTTGCTGCCGAAGCCCATGAACGAACGAACGACAAGCCTGCGCGCTTTCTCAACAGGATCGTCGCAATCCTGATATGCCTCGCGAAATTCATCGTGAGCGAACGGCGTGAGTCGGAGCATGCGCACCAATTCGTCGGCCCGGTCACTGCGCAGAACGCGGAACAGGTTGACCACATGGCCGTCGAGATCGTTCCAAATCTCAGCATATGTGCGCGGCTTGCGGATCAGCACAGACCCTGCGCCACCAAACGGTTCGACATAAACGCGATGCGGCGGGAAATGCCCAATGATCCACGGCGCGAGTATCCACTTGCCGCCATGCCAGCGGAGCAATGGCCGCGTCGGGGCCAAGGCGGGCGTCATGACACTCACCGCCCAGCACTCCGGGGGGTGGGGAACATATCGAACTGATCTGCAAAGGCTCGCTCGCGAATGCCAGCGCGGCGCATTTTGGCATCATACAGATTATGGCACCGCTGGCACAGGGCTTTCAGGTTATCGTCAGCGCAGTTCTCAGGCACATGATCGAGGTGCGCCACGGTCAGAATGATACGGACGATCCGAAGCACGTGAGCGCCGTTCGGACCATCACACCACCATTGGGTGCCAAGTTCCGGCGGCTTGCGGTCGCAGCCAGTTATGCGGGCCTTATGCCATTGCCCGTCAGGTGTCCGCCCACCTATCTCGTAATTCTGGACGCCGCAAAATTCACAGCGGTTGCCAGCGCGTTCAAAACGAATGCGCTCCGATATGGCTGGCCAGTCCTTTGGGTAGCGCGCGCGGTTCTCAGGTCGGATAGGCATCACGCGGCCCTCCCTTCCGAGTGAGAAGGATGCGAAGTGTGAATGGAAGTATCACGAAGCGGGAGATAGTGGCGCGCGATGTAGCTGCTGAGCGGCAAAGGTATCTTGGCGATCATGGCGGAGGCTGCTTTGCGGGCCTTCGATTTCGATCCATGCTTCCGACAAGTGGAATTGGGGTCACTGAACCAGTCACCTCCAATCTTTGTCCCACTATCGTCGGAGACTGTGTGGAGCGCTTCGACACCGCAATCGCGACTGGTAAACCGCGCGCCTTTGCCGGGATCGGTGCGACGTCCTTGTTGTGACGGAACCTTTACGCCGGTCATCGCATACTTTCCGGCCAAGCGAGTGAAGTCCTGTCCGCGTTTACTGGGATCGGACCAGTTCATGCCGGGTGCCTTCACATGCTTTATCGCAGTAGGCATTAGCGCCGGAACGTCGCCCCAGAGATAGAAGCTGCCGAAGTTCCACCGCGCCCTCCCTACCCACGGCTGAGCACCGCGCACGTTCTCGACAACGAGCGGAATATGGCGACCAGCTGCCGCGCAAGCTTCCCGCTGGATACGAAAGCAGGCATTGAACAGCCGGTTAAGCCGCTCCAGATCCTTGCCGGTCGCGTCAGCTCTTATCGCAGCGGCTTTCGCCTTCGCGATCGACCAAGGCATGGCCATGTAGCTGTATTCCTGGCAGGGGGGCGAAGCCACGATCAGCGCGGCATCCTTGAACTCGGAACCGTGGATGTCCAGCACGTCGCGCAACACCAGCTTGGCAGGGTAGCGCATGTCTCCATATTCATGCGCCTCGATGTCGTAGCCGGTGACATCATAACCCGCATTAAGCAGGCCATCCGTCCACCCGCCCAGGCCGCAGAACAGGTCTATCGCATCTCCGTCCAGATCCTCGCACGCCATGTCATTCTGGCCGGTAGCGTCGAGCCAGGCGAGAACATGACCGAGGCGCGGCCTGATCGACGAAATCGAGTCCCGACCATCGCGCGCAAGAAGGTAATTGTCGATCGCGGTCACAACGAGATGCCTTCCCGCTCCGTCGAGAGGTCGCTTGCAGGTCGGGCAGACGGCAATACCCCGCTCGCGTTCGAGATAGAGGGCGTCAAGAGCGTCTTCCGCGGCTGGCATCTCCGTTTCGCCCGTGCTGCGGCTGCGGTTACGTCCTGCGGCGTCGTCGTACCAGACGATCTGGAGGAACGGCGTTCGGAGGCTTCCGTCTCTTCGTCGATCCCATGCGAGCCGATATTTTCCTCTGGAATAGAGCGCATCATCCGCTTGCTGCATTGTTCTCTCTGCATCCGTGCTGATTCGACGGCGATCAATTCGCCGACTCCGATTGCATTGAGAAGGTCGAGTTGCTCCGCGTCAAGTCGGATGCCCTTCCCGATCTGGGATTGCCGTGCCCAATGGCGCAGAAGGTCAGGAAGTGCGGCCATCATCCCCCTCCCTCTCATCAAACCCATTCCTGATCGCATCCACAGTGATTGCTGCCAACCTCTTGACCACACGACTTTTCCGCTTATCCGCCTCCCGCTCAATCATGGCGATGATAGACGCCGGTCGGTTGAGCGCGGAAGCTATCTCCAGGGCAGCCTTGTGCGAACGGGCGTCGGCATAGTGCAGGCCATCCTTGAGAACTTCTTTGCCGAGGAAGGTGAAGTCAGTCATGACAGTGTCACCCCAAGATCATGAACACGGTCCTGCAACACCCCGTCGATCCTACTCAGCCAATCGTCGAGAAACCGCTGGTGGCATTCGAGGCTATGGGCGATGCTGGACGCGGCGCGGGACATCTCATCCGCTGCCGACCTCATGGTCAAACCCGCGCTGCGCACATCCTCTGCGCCGATCAGGTGTACGTATTCAGCCATCAGCTTCAACCAGTTTTGATTTCAGCCACTCAAGCGCAGCGTCATTGTTCAAATAGAATTTCCCGGCTGCCTCAAGTCCGAGAAGAAGAAGGCCCGCATCGCGCGTACCCACCCCCTCCCCACCAAGCTCGCGCTCAAGGGCGTATCCTTCGGCACCTTCCTGATGGACTGCCCATCCGGCGATGCAATGTGATGTGCCGCAATGCCAATCGCCCATGTGTAAACGATCCGGCTCGGCAGCTACTGTCGCCGCAATCTTGCGGATGCGTTCTTCTGCTATTTCCCGGCTGGGCAGCGCACGGCCTTTGAATGTGCAGCCTTCCGACCATGTGAAGCCGGGGCAGTCACTGACCTCGACCCATGAGCCAAAGCTGGTGCCGTCGGGGAAGGACACGAAGCCGGGGCAGTTCCTGACCACGACCGATGAGCCGAAGCTGGTGCCGTCGGGGAAGGACACGAAGCCGGGGCAGTCACTGACCACGACCCATGAGCCGAAGCTGGTGCCGTCGGGGAAGGACACGAAGCCGGGGCAGTCACTGACCACGACCCATGAGCCGAAGCTGGTGCCGTCGGGGAAGGACACGAAGCCGGGGCAGTCACTGACCTCGACCCATGAGCCGAAGCTGGTGCCGTCGGCTATAGTGTCTCGCCTGCCGATAGTGACTGGATGAGTTATAACACCTGAATAATGCGTCATTTCAGTTTCCTTTCTAAATTTCGGCAAGGTGCGATGCCAGCCAAGTCGCTACGGCACGAGACGCAAGGGCACTCATCGCCAACAAGCGGGCGGTCGGGATCGCGCGTGTCGTTGGCTACGGGTGCCTTGGGTGCTGGTGCGGACATGCGCTCGAATAAGGTTGTGGGTCTGGTCATTTTGACGGCCCTCCAATCATGAGGGGCTGGACCTTGCCGGTCTGGTATTCCAGCGCGATAGGCCGCTGCATTCGTTCATAAACCGTGTCGCCATCGTCCGAACACCCTTTGCAAGATGGAACGGCGCTCCGGCAGCATCGGCAGGACCGGCCCACGCATCCTTGCGCGCTGAGCCTGCGTCATGGGAAGAGATGTGTATGGGTCGCTACCCCGCTTGTAGATTCGCTGTGACATATCAAGCTCCTCAGAATGTGAAACTCATATACGGGATGTCTTTGGCGATAACCGCCTGAACGACCTTTACCGCCTTTGGCTCAGGTACACCCAGCGCCATCAATGCTTCCTTGGCCGCCGTCTTACAGGCGGTACGATGCTCCTGCTGGCTTTTGCGAACAGCCTCTACCTTGTCATCAATCTCTTTCTGGATCGCTGCCTCGATCTTGGTAATGGCAGCGCCCAGCTCGCGCTCTGCCTCGGCGCGAAGATCCCCAAAACTGTCGTCGATAACGATCTTGGTATGCAATTCCCGGTGGAGTAAACCGAGAGACTGCGGCTGACCGCCGATGAAACCCATCGCACAATCCTTGATGTGCTGGATAATCGAACGGGCATAAGCCTCGTTTTTGCGCAGTTCCTCGGCCTTCCGCGCCCGCTCATTGGCGGCATCGATCTCCGCCTGCTTCTCCTGCGCGATGCGGTCCTGCTCGGCCTGATGAGCGCGATCAGCCGCATCCTTGGCGCGCTGGGCGGCTTCCTCACGCTCCAGCTTGATCCTGGCATCCTCTGCCGCCTTGCGCGCTTCCTCAACCTCACGGGCCTGCTGCTCCGCCTTATCCTGCCGCTCGCGCTCATCACGCTCCTCACGCTCCCGGCGAAGCTGCGCCAGTTCCTCGCGCTCCTTCTCGGCCTGGCGAACCCGCTCCAGCGCCTCAGTCAGCGCCTTGATGGTATCGTCCCGCATATCTGTGACCAGTTCGATGCGGGGGCCGAACAGTTCGGCGTTGAGGTTGTGACCGCGCACCCGGTCGAGACGAGCCTGGATGTCATCGCTCGTTTCGTGCGCCTGCACGATGGCGGCATTGCGCAGATTGGTGATGATGAGGTCAGCCTCTGTGCGCCGTTCCTCCTCCTTCTGCTCCCATTCCGTGACCGGCTTGCGTACCCGGTCACGCAGATCGTCGAGTCGTTCCTTGACGACGTTGCGAGCCGAATTGACCGCATTGGTCAGCTTCCGCCAGTCCTCGGTCGCGCTTTTGCCGGCATTGTCGATGGCTGTTTTCTTGCGGGCCACTTGCGCGGCAGCGGACTTGATGCGGTCCCGGCCTGTGCTGGTATCAAGGTCGATCGGCACAGCCAGCGCCTGCGCTTCGATCGCCGCGTAATAGGCATCGAATTTGGCTTGATCGGTCAGGGCGACGACAGGATTATCCTCAACCTCTTTGATGATGTCGAGTTCGGCGGCGATAAGTTCGGGCTGTTCGTCAGCTACGCGGACGGCGCGTTGGGCCATTATACTTCTCCTCCGGTTGCAAGATTGCGCTCAATGCGCTTAAGGGCACCGTCGAGCGCGGCATTGACGGCAACCTGCGCGTCATCCGGTAGCGCCGGAAAATGGAGGTCGGCTTGGGCTTGAGCAGCTTCCAAGGCGGTCATGTCGGCAGCATCGTTCGCCAACTTCATCAACTCAGCGGTTTTACGCTCGGCGGGGTTCCCGTCGGTATCGTCGTGTTGATCGCCATGTTCTTCATCAGCGCGGCCGGTTTCGGGCGCGGATTGCTCCTTTACCTTGTCGGCGATCTTGCGCGCCTTCTGGACGGTTTCTTCCGTCCCGATCCGGGGGAATTCATCGTCGGCAGAGACTTCCTGACGGTTGATAGACCGATAGGATACTTGCAGATTGGCGACATCAACGGCGGTCCACTTGCCCGACTTGCCCAGCTTTGCTTCGATCCGGTCGACATTGATCCCGATCTTCTCGAATGCGCCGATCGCTTCTGCGATGCGGACCTGTAGCGGCTTGTCGCCCTGGCCGTTCTCCAGCGTTTCACGGCATGCCTGCTTCGCCTGCTCCTTAAGATAAGGGGGCAGAACACGAAAAATGCACTCGCGCAGGCGACGGGCGCCATTGTTGGCATTGTTCTCGTAAATGTCGCGCATATCGGTGAGCATCTTCGGCCCGCTGCGCGTATCCCGGCGGTGCGGCACGAGAAATGTCATGCGCGATTTTGTGTTCGTCTCCAGATCCCATGCGAAGGCCAGCATCTCGGAAACCGCATTGGTGTCGTCACGGTCCAGTTCCATGATGCCATAGTCGATATTGCCCCAGCACCGGGCCAGTTCGACCGCGAGATGGATGCTTTCGCCAGAGACGGTTTCACCGCCGCGTGGGAACCGGAAGAAAGCGCCTTCCGCAACCTCCCATGTCCGGCAACTTTCCACCGCCCGCTTGAGCGCGTAGCTTTCGTCGCGAGGCCGCGCCTGGGCAACAGTAACGGCGGCCTGCACCTCAGCGACGGCGCGCGACATTTCGATGCTGGTAGCCTGACTGGCAGGTTCCTGTCGGGACTGGCGCATGATGGCGTTGGGGGTGACGTTGCTCACTTGGCACCGCCAAGAGCGGCGGCGGCCGCGGCGAAGGGATCGGCTGCATGGCCGGTGCCACGGATGGCCTTGTCCGATACGCGCGGGCGGGCGCTTCCTGCCTTGAACATGGCAACCCCGCACTCGTTCACCAGATGATAGAAAACACGGGCCGTCGCGGTTATATCGACGAGAGCATCATGCGCGCCAACCAGCGGCTCACCGAAAAAATACTGGTAAGCCTCTTCCAGCTTCGGCGCCTTCGGCCCCGGCATCCCGGTCGCAATCATGCGCGGCGTCGGCGGCAGGTTGATGATGAACTTCGACTTCCACATGGTGCAGAAGCTGGGCGCTTCGGCTTCCCACTTTACCGACCGATGGCGCGCGGAATGAATACGCATGATGCGGCGGTCAAACGATTCATTGTGTCCTGCGCGCAGCGTAGCCCGATCGACAAACGCCATGAACGCATCCAATGCAACAAGCGGATCGCAGCCTTCATCCATCGCCCGCTCCAGCGTGATCCCGTGAGCCTCGAACGCCTCCGGTGCGATCACACAGTCATGGACACCGGGGCGAACGATGCTGACGAAGCGATCAACCTCCTTGCCCCCCATGTCGTGCAGCAACATGGCGAGCTGGAGAAGGTGAGGCTGATGGGGCGCGTCGGACGGGTCGCCGAAGGAGGCAAGGCCCGAGGTCTCACTGTCATAAAACAAAATCATAATTATCTCCGATGAGTGGGATGATCTGGATGTCCACGCTTTGGTTGGGAGACGGCTCGCTCAATGCTAAATCCATCCCTTTTCACGCGAATTCTAAGAAGGTCATGAGAAATTCCGCAGCGCTCGGCTATTTCCGAAAGCATCAGATATTCACCCCTAAAGGCGAACCTCTGGTTGTTGCGGCGATTCCGGTTTTGGGCAGTGCGATCTACCCATCGACAATTTTCAGGCTCATAGCCGCGATCATTATCGCGCCGATCAATTGTAAGTCCTTGTTGAAAGCCATTGGCCTCAGCCCACGTGCGGAAGGTGGCAAAGTCTTGCCATTCATCGCATACCCGAATGCCTCTCCCTCCATATCTGTGGAAGTCGCCACTGTACTCTTTGGAGCATCTGGCCTTCATATTCTGCCAGATGCCATAGAGCAGGGTGTTAGTGCCGCCATGCGTCCGGCGCGGTCCCATGTTCGCCTTTTGCTTGTTTGAACAGGTACGACACTGCGTCGTGTCACCGATCTTAAGCGCATAGGGGGTGATGTTGCGCCGAGTGCCGCAATCACACTGGCAGAAACACATCAGGCGATCTCGGTCGCTGTAAAACAGCACCGACTGAGCGATCACTGTCCACTTCCCATAGCGTTGCCCGACCATATCGGAGTAATTTTGGGCCTCACGCATAGGAAAGCTCCCCGCGATCAATCGCCTGATTGATCATCGCGCGTTCAAAATTGGTCATTTGCAGGAGCCGGATTGGCTTGCCCGGCGGGTTGTAGGCGTGCCAGACACCCGTTTTCAGGCACTCTGCGAACCTGTTGAGGGCAGCGCGATTGCGAAGCCGGGCCATGTCGATGTCGACCGCATCCAGTTCGTCGATCGTCACGACGTAGGGCGGATCTTTCTCGATCGTGATAAGCACGAAACTGCGCTTCGCCTCGCCGTAAATCAGGTCGATGACGTCGAGATAATGGGCCGCCGACATGAAATAACCGAACCGGGTGGCTGCGCGCTCGTACACGTCAAGCGAGGCGTCAGCAGCAGTCTTGATGTCCGGTATGATTTCCATATTGAAGGGCAGATTGTCGGGACGGGCGCGAAGCCAGCAGCCGGTTTCAGGGTCGACCGCCGCCAGCGTCATTTCCGGTGTGCCTGCGGTCAGTAGCGCGCCGGCAAGTTCGTGCCGCGACACCGCTTCCGCCATCGCCTGCATCGTATCGAACTGCTCTTTCGAGAGGACAAATCGGCCTTTCTTGATCGCATAGTCTCGTGCTTCAACGTAGTCGGCCCATTTAGTCGCGCGCGGGTCAAAACCTTCTGGAAGCACGAAATACTGCTTCTGAAACCGCCCATCGCCCAGCAGCAATATGTCGTGCAATGCGGCGCCGAGGTTAAAGTGCGGCTTCTGCTTCCGGGCCGTCCGCTGCGGGTTCATGGGCGATTGCAACCAGTAATGCAGTGGCGAGCGGGCGTTGATCAGTTTCAAGCCGGATGAACTGATTGAGGGGGCGGGACAGATTTCCGTGCCGTGATAATCTTCATTTGAGATGCCGTCATAAGCCCCCGGCTTGGTTATGAGGGGGAGGCGTTCTGTGCCTGCCTCCCCCTCCCCGTCGACGTGGGGGCGCTCGACGGATTCTGATGATGGCGATACGGTCATGATTCCACTCTCACATTGCGATGTCGCGAACGGAGGTGCAGCTTCTCTCTCTGCCTCAAATGGTTGATAGCCTGCATTTCAGCCATGCCGGTCTGCGCCATCACGCGCTCTACATCGGTCAGGCCGTCACGCTCTTGCGGTTTTGGCATGGGCATCATGTGCTTCCAATAATCCGCATATGCCTGATGCTGCGGATCTTCGCGGTCGTAGAGGCTCATAGCCATGCATCCCAGAGGATGACGGCCAAGGCTTTCAGCTCGGGCGTGATGAGTATCAAGAAAATGAGCGCCGTGAGCGCCACGATAAAGGCGAGTAGCGCCTCTGCCCCCGACCTCACAGCCATGCCCCGATTAACATAGGGATCGCAATCGACAGGAAGATCGCGATACCAAAGGCACAGATGTCGCCCCAGATCGACGGCATGACATTGCCGTCAGGGCACTCGGTGTCGCTCGGGGTGTGAGTGTCGTTCTGCACGAAAGTCTGTGTCATCGTTCGTCCTATCGTCGTTTGCTGTAGCCACCTTATACGATCAGAAACTTAACACAACCATAATTTGATACTTGACGAAACTTTTTTTTCGGGCATATGTGCGTTATGGAAAACATCACACCGCAGCAAATACGAGTAAGGGCTGTCAAGGCTCACACGCGCATGAAAGACCTTTTTGTTCGCGCTGGTGTGGCAAAGCCGACATTCTGGCGCTGGGAAAAGGGTCTTACGGCCAGTCCGAATCCGGTCACAGTGCAGAAGCTTATTGATGCGCTTGATGACATTGAGCGCGAGCGGGGGCTGAAAAAACAGGAGGGTTTATGAACGCAGTTACCATAGTGCTGTCCCTGCTCTCGGTCAGTCTTGCCGTGGCGCTGGTCATTGGCACGGCGGTTGCGGTGCAGATGCTCAAGGCGCTGACGGAAGAGAACGAGGGATTGAGTGCGAGCAACTACCGCATGTCCGCCCGCCTCGATGCTGTCCGACTGGCTGAGGAAGATGCGAGAGCCAAGCGATCGGCGGCGGTAAGTAAGGGAAACCGGACCCGCAAGGCAAAGGGGGCGGCTAAGTGACGCGGATAACCGGACACAACCGGGATGAGATCGTCAAGATGCTGGCTACCATTCCGCTACCCGTTGTCAAATCCCGTACGGGCCTTTCCTACAGCACGTTGGCTAAAATCGCAAAGGTGGCGCTGTGAAGCCGGTCATCATCGGGAATGCCGAACTTTGGCTCGGGGATTGTCGCGACATTCTGCCGACGCTGCCTAAGGTAGATGCTGTTGTGACTGACTGGCCCTATGGCATCGGGGAGGCTGCGGGCAAGAATGCCTCTCGCGGCAATCTGGCGACCGCCAAAGACTACGGCGACGATGATTGGGACGACAAGCCAATTGACGCTGAATTGGTCGCACTCACACGCGCTGCGGGGCGTTGGAATATCCTGTTCGGCGGTAATTATTATCCGTGCCCAGCGACATCATGCTGGCTTGTTTGGGATAAAGAAAACGGATCAAACGACTTTGCGGACTGCGAGTTGGCGTGGACAAATTTGCCCAAAGCCGTCCGCAGGTTGCGTTATATGTGGAACGGCATGCTTCGCGCCCATGGGGAGCCGCGCGGCGACCACCCTACGCAAAAGCCAATTGGTGTAATGAAATGGGCTATTGGGCACCTTCCTGAACCTAATCAAACCATCCTGGACCCGTTCATGGGCAGTGGCACAACCGGCGTTGCAGCCGTTCAGATGGGCCGCAAGTTCATCGGGATTGAAAGGGAAGAGCGTTACTTCCAGATTGCCTGTCGCCGCATTGAAGACGCTCAACGTCAATCAGACCTATTCATAGGAGCCGCCGCATGATCCGCCGCGCATTAGACTGGCTTGGTTCCGCACGCCATTTGGGTTCCCTCCCGGCTGGCGGCAAATTTCAACGACTCGCTGATGGGGCGGTGCGCAGGGGGATCGGGGAATGAGCGAGCCCGTCACCATAGGCGCTGCAACGCTATTTTTAGGCGATTGCCGCGATATTCTCCCGACATTGCCGCGCGTTGACGCCGTGGTGACTGATCCGCCTTATGGGATTGGCAAGGATGGCCAGATCCGCACGACAGGCGGGAACGGCGGGCGCAAGGCTCATGATTTTCTGGATTGGGATAGCGAACGGCCAGCGCGCGAAGTGTTCGATTCGATCCTCGCCCTGTCAGATGACATAATCATCTGGGGCGGAAACTACTTTGCCGACATCCTGCCTCCTACTGGCAAGTGGTTGGTGTGGGACAAGGGGCAGCGCATCAACCAGTCTGATGGCGAACTTGCATGGACAAGCTATCAAGGGGCGCTGCGAATAAAGGTCATGAACCGCGTCGAGTTGCTTATCGACGGAACCGACCACCCGACCCAAAAACCACTGCGCCTGATGAAGTGGTGCATCGGGCAGACCAAGAACAATCCGCAGACCATCCTCGACCCCTTCATGGGCAGTGGCACCACAGGCGTTGCAGCCGTTCAGATGGGCCGCAAGTTCATCGGCATTGAAAGGGAAGAGAAATACTTCCAGATTGCCTGCAAGCGCATCGAGGACGCACAACGCCAAGGCGATTTTCTGCTGGGGGATGTCGCATGATCCTCGACCACGCTGCATCCATCGCCCGCAGACACGGCTATACGCTGGCTGATATACGGGCAACGCATCGGCGGGACCGATCACTGACCCGCGCCCGCTGGGCTGTGTATCGTGGGCTTTATGGCGAACACGTCTCCCTGCGCAAGATCGCGAGCCTGCTTAACTGCGATCACAAGGCGGTATATGCGGCGGTGAGGGGTGGCGTGGATATGGCGGGGGGATGGCCTTTCGGGGATCTGCGGATGTTCGGCTACGGCGTCGTGCATATCGACCCGGCTTGGTCGTACCAAATGTATTCCGAGAAGGGACATGCCAAGTCTCCGCACGCCCACTACGATTGCATGTCGATCGAGGAAATGAAGTCCTACCCGGTCGGCGATCTTGCCGCGCCGGATGCTGTCATGGTCATGTGGGGCGTGTTCCCGATGATGCCGCAGGCGCTTGACCTGATGGCTCACTACGGGTTCCAGTACAAAACAGGCGGAGCGTGGGCAAAGCAGTCGACGACCGGCAACGCCTGGGCCTTTGGAACCGGGTATATCTTCCGGGGTGCGGCCGAGTTTTACATCGTCGGCACGATCGGGGAGCCAAAGCAAAAGTCGCGCTCCGTTCGCAACCTGATTGTCGAGCCCCGCCGCGAGCATAGTCGTAAGCCTGATCAGATATTCCGCGACATCGAGGCGCTTTGGGACGGCCCCTACGTCGACGTTTTTGGGCGTCAAGCACGCCCGGGCTGGACCGTGTGGGGACAAGAATCGGACAAATTCCAAGGAGAAGCTGCATGAGCTGGCTGACTGATTTCCTTGTCCGCCCCAGACCGAAACACGCCGCCGATGTCGTCATTGCGCGCCGTATCGAGAGCGACCGGGCAAAGGCTGCCGCCGCCCACAAAGCCCGCGCCGAACGACTGGCCGCCCTCTCACACGCCGCCACACTCGGTCGCGTCACCACCCCTCTCCGATCCCGCGCAGGCATCGCCGCCGAAGTGCAGGCTGAGCGCGAGGCCAGAAGAATTTCCCCGGCGTCCGGCGGCGCCGAAAAAGGAGTGATGCGGGGCGCAACACCGCTTCAACCAGAGGGAGCATGGGGGCCAGTCTCCTCGCCCGTCGCTCGCGACAGTGACAACCATGCTGGTCAATCACTCTCCGCCGGACTTTTTGGAGGTGCCTCCTGATGTCGCATGGCTCGTTGCAACTGCGGCGATTTCGTATCGCGATCCGCGATGGATACGGGCTGGAGAACGCGGCGGCCTATGCAGGCATCGGCATCAATGAAGCACGACTTACCCTCGGAAGCGACGCCGCCGATCCGCCGCCACCAGAGACTTACGAACTGATCGGCAAAACCATGAAAGGACATGATATGGCGAAAGCAGCCAAACAGGATCAAGTCATCAAGCCGGACTTCAAATTGGCCGTCAAATACTACCGCGAGGATATTCGCCCGGCGCAGGCCAAGGTGGGCGAGTTCGCGCAGGAGCAATCCACTGCGTACAAAGCCATAAAGAAGCGGGCGCACGTCAATCCCGCTGCGGCAAAAATGGCGTTCAAGCTCAACGAAATGGAAGATGACAAGCGCGACGATTTTCTACGGTCGCTCTATGGTTTGATGCAAGAACTCAAGATCGGCATCAGCGCCGATCTCGTCGACCAGATGGCGGATGGCGATGCGCCGACGATGCCGAAGATTGAGAAAGCCCCGGTTTCTCTGGTGACGGTTAACTAGGGATGTCGACGATCCTTGCGTTGGATCTGAGTAAGTCGTCAACCGGCTTCGCCTTGTGGGATACCGCAGCGTCGAGGCCGGTTAGCGGCACATGGCTGCTCGGCAGTTCGATGACCACGACCGGGCAGGCGTGCATAAATCTGCACCAGAGATTGAATGACCTCTACTCGGTCAGCCCGTTCGACACCGTGATCTACGAAAGCCCTCTCAACCTCGACAGCAGCAAGCTGGTGACGAACGCGGATACGACGTTCCTGCTGATTGGGCTTGCCGTTCACGTCGATTCGTTCTGCGAAGCCAAGCGGGTGCGTAAATATCGGTGCGTCAACCAGACGACATGGCGAAGGCATTTTATAGGATCGATGAAGCGTGGAACCAAGACTGTGCAGTGGAAGGCGTATGCGATGGAGCGTTGCATCCAACTCGGTTTCCGACCCGCCAAGCATGACGAAGCCGAAGCACTCGGCGTATTGGACTATATGTGCGAGATGGAGGGCATCGTGCCACCCTGGCGCCGCGATGAAGTCCTGCGCCCGCCGCTGAGTTTGGCGCGATGACGCCCGAAGATCGTCGTCGCGCCATCGCTGCGCTAGGCGATCTTTCGCCTGATGATCTGCGCGCAATCGCCAACGGCCCCATCATGGACCCGGGCCGCATCTACCTGCCCGCTGGCCGGATCAGTGAGGCGGAATATTACGATCGACAAACAAAAATACTTAACGGAGAGTCCTTATGACCGGCCTCAATTTCAACGCCATCCGCATGTTCAAGATCATGCACCAAAGGGCGAGAGATGGCCAGGCTGGCCTTTCCGTGTCTGCATATAGCAATGCGCTCGATATCGAGGACCGCGCGATCGTTTTGAACTGCCTCGACCGCTTGGAGAAGGTGGGATTGATCCGCGTAGACATTGGTGGTGAGCGCCCTGCTGTCATGATCCTTAAGGGCCACCACAAGGCGAAGGAACCGCTGGAGCGCCCCTTACCCCTCCCGATGGCGCGGCACGGGACAGAAAGCACAAAGGGGATATCACCAGCGAAAGAATGTGCGGCCACGCCAGTTCTCTATACCGAGATCATTAAGGACATAGGAGCGCCAGCACTATCACCGCTGCCAGAACCGGTTGAGGACGGCGTTAAGGACAAGATTTGTCTGACATTGAGCGATGCAGCCTGGGACTATCTGTTTTATGAGTTGGACCGGACCGACCAGTGCACATCGGCCGTCATGCTTTGTGAAGCGATTATAGAAGGGCACATACGTCAACAGACGTCGGGTAAGGTGAAGATACCCGCCAGTATCGTGATCGCCTCCACCAAGCGCGGCGAACCCGTCCTGACCTATATGGCAAAGCTCGCAGATATCGGCTTAGCCTCCATATCATGCAAGGCGGTGGATGTATGAACCGTAACCGCGAATGGCAGCGCACGACAGCCCTGAGCTACCGTCAGCGCAAGCAGGATGAGGCGAAGAGTAAGGGCGTTGTTATGGCCGATCATGCCCTTGATGCCATGGCTGCGGCTTATGTCGGCGCCAGCTCATCGGAGGTGAAGGCGTGGAGGAATGGGGCACTGTGACGCAACCGTTTTTCCCGGCCATATTTATTGAACAGGTGGCGCTCTGGCATGGTGTCCCTGTCAGTGATGTTCTGTCGCGCAAGCGTGATGCGCGCACCTATGCCGCGCGCCGGGATGTTATCCTGCATCTCCACGAGCGCAACTGGTCGAGCAAGCGTATCGGGCGCCTGCTCCAACGAGATCATAGCACCGTGCTTCATGCGGTGAGGGGGGAGAGGTGAGAAACATTCTCCCCATGAAAGACAGCCGCCGCCGCGCCGCTGTTTATGTCATGTGCCCAACTTGCGGGTCGATGCCGGGGTTCCTGTGTGTCGACACGCGGGGTAATATTCGTTCAGCAATCCATCGTGATCGATACTCGAAATCGCGAGGAGATAATCCGGCATGAGCGGGTTTGCTGTCATTCACCGAACCCTCTTGGGCCACCCGGTCTTTCGCAATGATGCGGAGGCGATGGCATTTGCATGGATGGTGATCAAAGCATCGTGGAGGGATACTCGCGTTCGCTACAAGGAGCGCACCCTGTCACTCGCCCGCGGTCAGCTCAGCGTGTCCCAAAGAGACATGGCTAATGCCTTGGATCGCGACAAGGCGTGGATCGAAAGATTGTGGAAGCGCCTAAAAAACGAGGCAATGATTGAGGTGGGTAATGAGGCAGGGGTGGCTGTAATAACTATCTGTAATTACGAGAAATATCAGTCTTTGCAAAAAAATAGTGAGGCAGTGAATGAGGCAGCAGCCGAGGCAGGGGCAAGGCAGGGGCAAGGCACAGAACAACAAGATAAACCAGATAACCAGTTAACCAGTTCAGAAGCTAAAGCTTCTTCACAACCTGCGCTCAAGCAGGCGAAGGCATCACTACCCACATGGATACCTGCCGACGCATGGGACGGGTTCGAGGAAATGCGCCGTCGCATCCGTAAGCCGATGACAGACCGAGCCCGGCAAGGGATCGTCAGCAAACTCGAAAAGCTCAAGCGCGATGGATACCCGCCCGGCGAGGTGTTGGATCAGTCAACGATGAATTCATGGTCAGGTGTGTTTGAACTTAAGGATCGAAAGAATGGGTCAGGAAATCGCAGTTCGGCAGGAAACCAATATCGCGACGGGTTTCGTGACCCCGTACTCGATGACATCGCTTTTGGCACTCGTGCCTGACTGGCTTGGGAACGATCTGTTCGAACCTGAGCGGTACTCGTTGCCCCAGATCATCCCCGAAAATGGCCCGCGCCAACTTCGCGCGGCCGCCGAACGGTTCATGGACAGCCTTCACGACTTCCCCGAGCGCAGGTTCCTTGGCGAAAGGCTGGTTGATGGCCAGACCAAGCGGATGTTCGACGACCCGCTCGACTTCATCCTTGGCGAGATGCGATTGCGGACGATCCCGCGCAACGAGAGCGGTGATGAAGCGCGTGGCAGGTTCCGGTTGCTGCGCGATGATTGTCGCCGCCATGCAACCGAAGTCGTGCGAGAGGCTGCTCTGGCCTACGCCGCGAAGAACAAGTTTTTTCCCGCCGGATATTCCGAGTTTCGTCCATATATTCTCGCTGCTGAAAACACCCGCTCGCGCCGCGCCTACAACCTTCGCAAATTGGCCAAGGAAGCCGAAGAGATCGCAGCGAAGAAATTGACTAATGACGATCCTGCTGACCCCGCAGAGGTGGCCGCCCTTGTGGCGGAATTGCAGGCTAAGGCCGGGATTTCGGCCAATGATGGGAAGCGGAAAGATTACAGTAATCTTCGAACACCAACGGCGGATGAATTAGCCGCGCTGGCGGCAGAGTTATCGCCAACGCAGGGAGTAGGATCATGAGTCAGATAACAGACCCGGCAGATGTGGCTTTTAGATATTTGGTTCAGTCCGGCGACGGTATTATTGAGATGTTTCGCTCAGCCAACGATATTCCGATCGCGCCATGGAACGCGCCTACCTGGGCCAAGAGGTTCGATTTCCCATATGTGGGGAGGTGGAACGATATAGGGCTGGCGGCAATCGATATTGCCAAAAACCAATACGATAACCTGATGGCTTCGCGCGATATGGATGACAGTTTGTTTAATCAATTGCGCCGCATATCCGCCAGTGTCATGAGTAAACTGGAAATAGCGAAACCTTTTCTGGATGCCAACCAAACCGAAGGATGGCCGCCCTCAGTCAAGCTTAAAGTCGGGTGGCTGATGGCCGCATCCGATCTTGAAATTCAGGCGGGATTATCTCCAGAAAAGACGCGTCGCGCGGTAGACCGTCTCAACTCCAGTTTTGAATGGGTAGAGAGTCGATTGGAACTGGCGAGGCAGCGTTACAAGGATGGGTATCATGCCAACCCATTCGGCGAGCCGGTGAGGAGGGTGACATGAGGTCAGCTCTTGCACCATATGCGAATTCAATGCGCGAACCTGATCCTGCGGCGGCGCGAGAGAAGGCAAGGCGCGCTTATCATGAGAGCGGGTTGATCCTGATTAATCCTGCCTGGCTGAATAGCTGGGCTGACCGAAAGCAGCTCGAAATCCTGGCCGAAAAGGTGCATGGTAAACGGAGGCCAATATGATTTCGGAAGCAGAAAATATTTCATGCGCTATGGAGGAATTTGTCACTATAGCCAAGGATGCAGCCGATCGGGTGAGAATGGTTGCTGAGCGCATGATGGCTGAGCAGAAGCGGGTCCAGGCGCTGATCGCTCGCGATATTTCTGGCCGGGAAGCTGATATGCGCCGGAAGATAGCGGACGCCCAGGTCGAAAATGGCGAGTTTTATAATATAGAGGATACCGTTGTTCCGCCGACACAGGAGTGGCTGGATAAGGCAAAGCCGGATGGTGTGATCGCCTATACGCCGCGAAGCGAAGACGGGACTGTGCGAACAATCAGAACGGTCAGAAAAAAGCATATTTCGCAGATCACATACCTCTACAGCCATGGCGTACTCGACGATGATATGTTCAGCGCCTGCCGGTGGTACAAGGATCGACATGAGGCTGCGGAAATGGAGCCTTCGGCTGGCGTCTCAAGTTATGGTGAAACAATCCGCGGGGATGCTATTTACGGCCACCTGCCGCGCACCGAATGGGGCGCTGAGGCGCGGGATGATTATCGCTGGGCGCGCGAATTTATCAAGCCTGACATGATATCCCTGTTCGAGTGCGTCGTGCTTTATGACATCACTATTACGGATGCAGCCAGACTTGCGAAATGCCGGTTCCGCAATGCGCGTGCTGCATTTCTCGCGGCGGTTTATGATCTCCATGGTGGCATTTCCCATCGCCTTGTAAGAATGGGGCAGAAGAAAAATATTTGACAATTCGGGAAACTCGAATCATACACCTGCGTAACTGGTGGAAATTGTCTCTGCCAAAAACCCCATAAAACTGCGGAATACATAAAGCGACTCGGGAAATGTCCGGGTCGCTTTTTCGTTTCGCGTGCATCTCCTGTGGCCGGGCAGTGCTCACCTTTGCAAGCAACCGCTGATTGATCTCGACCGCGTGCAGCGCTGGCACCGGCCATGGGAGAACCGAAAGCATATTCATGCCCCGCATAAACACGGACATTGCCCGGTATCTTCCGGTCATGAAGGCATCCCGGCGTAAACTCAAGACCGCATGCGTTGTGCAGGGAACCGAGATCGCAGCGATGATGGGTCTTACCTGGCGCATCCTCAAGGCGCGGATCGTGCGTGACAGATCGTTTCCTGTCATTGAGCGCGGAGCCAACGGCAAGCCATGGACATTCGAGGCCGTGTCTGTCCTCGATTACATGATTGCAGACACAGAGAGATTGCAGGCTGAGAGGAAGGCGCGGGAAAAGCGAACTGCGCGCCTTGCCGGCATTGGCGGCGATCCGATCGAAGTGCCGGAAGCATACGACCATTCGGGCAGTTCTGTTGACAGCGCTGTCGATCTTGCTGCTCACAGCCGCGCTCTCAATGCTTTGGCGCAAGCTCAGATGACAACGCACCGGCTCAAGCAGATGCAAGGAGAATATGTTCTCGCGGCCGACCATGATCGCGTGGTGGCGACAATCATGTCGACGATGCAAACCGAAACGCTCGCCATATCGACGAAAATGGATCCCGCAGGAGCATGGGAGCCGTCGCTGCGCAAAAGTGTCGAGGATATGCTCAAGAATGTCCTCCTGACCGTCAAGGCGGCTTGTGAAAGGGAACTGAGGGCTATTCGTGCAGCAGGTACTCAATGAGGTACGCAAGGATCTGGATAGCCTTGCGGGCGATGGGTGTTGTGCTGATGCCATCGCGATCGCAATTGATCTTCTGGAACTGCTGACACCTCCAGAAGATATTTCAACGACAGAGTGCGCGCAGCGATATCGCAAGATCAGGGCGAGCGAAGGTTCTGGGCATGTTCCATGGTCGCTGGAGCTGACGCCATATCTCGCCGGGCCGCAGGATGCGCTCGATGACATTAATGTGGCAGAAGTCATCATACCAAAGCCGGGTCGAACCGGCGGGACGATGGCTTTTGAAAACCATCTGTTCAAGCGTTTGCGCTTTGGGCCGATGACGGATGTGGGCTGGTATCTGGGCGGCCCTGACGAAGTAAAGTCCTACTGCGACAAGCAAGTCACACCGATGTTCGAGGATCATCCCGAGATCGCGGTGAAAATTGGATCAGGTAAATCCGACAACAACATATCGAAGAAGCGCGTGGCGGGACGCTTCATCGAATATCTTGCCGCCAGCAACAAGACGATCACGGGTCGCCAGTTCGGCTATATGGTCGGCGACGAAATCGACACATTTCCGAAGCGGATACGGGCGTCTTTCCTGCAACAGTCCCGGATTCGTGGCCGCGCGCTGGGGCGCAGGCGCAAGGTAGCGATGACGTCGCACCCGGATGCAGGGTGGACCGACGGCATCGCCTCTGCCTGGATCGACAGTTCGCGCGGCATTTATGTCTGGGCATGTCCCGAATGCGAGATGTGGTCGTCGCCATGGCCGACAAGCTACTGGCCGGACGTGGCGCGCACAGAATTATTCTATGTGAAGCTACCGGACGCCGGACGGGACGAAAGGATCGCAAAGGCGGTGGATACAGCAGCGATGCAATGCCCGCATTGTGGATCGATGCTGGATGACAGTCAGCGCAAAGCAATGTCGATCAAGGGCCAGTGGCTGCATCGAGGGCAAACTCTGGATGTCAGCGCAGGTCCAGTTGGAACGATCGATGACAATCCATCCATGGGTTTCTGGATACACGGCCTGATGAGTATGATGGTCACGAATGCCGAACTGGCGCGTGATCTTGAGACGGCGACGATCGTCTACGAGCGTACCCGCAAGGTTGAGCAGCTTCGGGAAGTTCTGGCCAAAGTGTTCGGACAGGTGTTCGAGGGCACAGCCGGCAACACAGAAGTGAATGGTGCCGTGCTGTTGCGACGGTCAAACGGCGAAACGGATATGGGCGGCGAAGATCGTCCGCAGGTTTTCCAGATTGGTGAATGCCCGCCCGAGGTGATGTTCATCACTGCGGCGGCCGACGTTGGCGCCGGCAAGTTTGACGTCAGCTTTCGCGGATGGGATCTGGAAGGCAGGTCGTGGTGGCTTGATCGCCTTACGATACGGCAACGCCTGTGGCCCGATGGCAGGTTTCGGGACATCCGTACCCGGGAGCGAATTGAGGATTGGGATGTCCTGATAGATCAGGTCATCCTGCGGAAGTTTCCTATAATCGGTCGACCCGGGTTGGTGATGCCAGTAGCGGCGGTGGCGGTCGACGTTAGCGATGGCAACGTCACATGGAAGGGTCGCGAGTTTTCGCGTCGTGCGCTGGTAGCGGGGCACTATTGGGGCACTCCAAACAATCCATGGTCGCGCGTCAGGCTGATTCAGGGCTCGCCCAGCCCAAAGACGCCTGAACTGCCAGATGCACCGCGCAAGATCAGTCGGGATGAGTTGGGCCGTGTGGTGGAGCCTGTGGTGCTGGAATATACCCTTGGCGTCCACAAGCTCAAGGAACTCGCACAGGAGCGTTTGGGTGTCAGCGATGGCGGTCCCGGGCAATGCATGTTCGCGCAAGGAATCGGATCGAACTATTTCGAGGAATATTTCAACGAGCGCCTGATCGACGGCAAGTGGGTCAGGTACGGCCCCAACGAATCGCTCGACTGTTTTGGCTATGAGGAGGCGGTGCGGCTTATGCTGCGCCCCGACCGCAAAGACATCAAATGGAGCGAGGGAAAGCGCCCCCCATGGGCGACCCCTGTTCCCGTCGACGTGAAGGGAGGTGATCTTGCGGTTGCGAATGAGGTGGCGGCATCTCCCGAGCCTGGAAAGCCACCGCCGAAGCCGAAAAACATATTCGAAGCATTCGATGAACTTGGTTAGAAAGAGGAAGAATATTGGCTGATCTCACGCAATTGCAGACATGGTTGAGCGAGGCTGAGGTCGCGCGTCATGCTCTGGCAATGGGACAGTCTGTCGTCGAGGTGTGGCGCGACGGGCGCCGTGTCACCTACGGCAAGTCGAATCTTGCAGATTTGACTGAATATGTTCGTTTTCTTGAAGCTGAGATCGCTCGCAAAACCAGCGAGTTGGATGAAAATCCGCGCCGTCGCCCGATCAACCTGACTTGGATGAACTGAAATGGGCGTGATCAGCGGGATACGTTCTATTCTTAATGGCGGCACAAGGTCCGCATCCATTTCGTCGACAGGCCGCCGCGACTCCGCCCGCCATGACATCCCTGAGCTTTTTGGATGGCATCCGCCGCTCGGCTTTTCGGGTTCCGATCTGTACGGCGAATGGAGTACGACGACAGGCCGCGCGCGCGACCTCGACCAGAATAACGGATGGATCAACGGTGGCCTTGATCGCCGCGTCGAATCCGTCATTGGCGGCCAGATACGCCTGAGCGCGCAGCCAGTGCATGAACTGCTTAATCGCGACTATGACTGGCGCATGGGATGGACCGGAGATGTCCAGTCAAGGTTCCGGGTCTGGGGCAGCGACATCGAGCGCAGGTGCGACGCGCGGCAGAATTTAAGTTTCGGTGCGCTGGCGAAGCTCGCCTATCTGACCTACTCACGCGATGGTGAGGCGGCGGCCGAGATCAGGGATAGCGAACGCGGGCTGGCCAACACGACCAATATCCTGCTTGTCGAGCCAGAACGCATATCGACGCCGCAAGATCGCAGTATCATGGAAAGCCCGGCTTTTCGCCGGGGTATCGAGTATGATGCAAATGGCGCTGCGACCGCCTATTGGGTGCGTTCTGGCAATCCATCTGATCCTACGCCGGGTCAGAATATCCTGCGATGGGTCAGAATACCCGCGCGCGGCCCGACCGGCAGAGCCAAGTTCGTTCATATATTCTCGCCGCGTCGGGTCGAACAGAACAGGGGTGTATCACGTCTTGCCGAGATCATGGTTCCAGCCAAGATGCTCGATCGGGTCGACCGGGCTGAGGTCAACGCAGCGCTTAAGTCTGCGATCTACTCGCTGTTCATCAAATCACCCGGCACCACTGAGGACCTGGAATCTGCGTTGGCTCCGGTCAGTGGTGAAGGCAACCAGATCGATCCATGGATTGCGGCGTATCTGGACTATCGGAAAACCAAGCCCGTCAGTGTTGATGGGGCTCAGGTCAATCATCTGTTGCCGGATGAGGATGTTGTAGTCCCGCCGCGCGACAGTCCCAACAGCAATTATCCTGAATTCGCCCGCTTCATCCTGCAAAAAATTGCAGGGTCGATTGGTATCAGCTATCCGCAGATTTCACAGGACTGGTCCGGCATCAACTACAGTTCTGCCCGCGCATTACTGAATGAGTTGTGGCGCTCATTCCTTGAAGACCGCCATTTCTTTACGCAGCATTTCCTGACACCAATCTATGCGGCGTGGCTGGAAATGGAAGTCGCACTCGGGACGGTTAAAATACCCGGCGGCCCAGCAAATTTCTATCGCAACAAGACGGCAATCTGCATGGCGGAATGGATCGGCCCGGGGCGCGGTTCGGTCGATCCGGCCAAGGAAGCAAACGCCAACAACCTCGACACGGCGGCCGGCAGAAAATCGACTGTTGAATGCATTTTGGAAACAGGGCGCGATCCATCGGACGTGCTGGCTGAGGAGATGTGGTATTTGACCGAGCGAGAAAAGCGCGGACTGGATGCGCCCAATCATAACGTCAAACCTGACGGAACCGCAGATGCGGGCAGCGCAGACACATCCGGGGAACCTGCGCCCGGTAACAATGGCCCAGCGACATGAGAACGACCGGCAACAGCCCTAAGTCCTTCCCGCATATCGCCCAGCAATTGCTTGATCGCCCGCTGCTCGTATTGCCCCATAAGGCCGAGGTGCTGATATGCGCGCTTCAACAGAAGCTCGGTATCATCAGTATGGACACGATCGATGGTGTCACGCTTGATGCCAAGGCGATGGTGGACCGGGCGGCGATGGCGCGTGATGCCGTGCGGGACCGGTCAACCGGCAAGACGTTTCATGTCGACGGCGACATTGCGGTCATTCCTGTCGACGGCGTTCTCGTTCACAAATATGGCTGGCTGGATCCTGTATCTGGTTTCACCGGCTATGACGGGCTGTCGATCAAGCTGCGTGATGCGATGCGTGATCCCGATGTCTACGGCATCTGGCTTGATATTGATTCTCCGGGCGGCTCTGTTGCCGGGCTGTTCGCCTTTGTTGAAGAACTGGCACTTTCGACGCAGGGCGATGGCGGCAAGCCGATCTATGCGTGGGTCAATGAAATGGCCTGCTCTGCGGCTTATGCGATCGCCAGTGTATGCGACAAGGTTTATGGTCCTCAGGATGCAATGGTCGGCTCGATCGGCGCCGTGATTGTGCATACGGAAATTTCGGCGGCGCTGGAAGAAAACGGCGTCTCCGTCAGGGTTATCCGGGCAGGCGACCGTAAGTGTCGTGGCAATATGTACGAGGCGCTGGACGACCCTACGATCACCAAGTTTCAGCAGTCCGTCGACGAATGCCGCAAGCGGTTTGCCGCACTGGTTTCTCTCGGCCGCGGCATACCCGTCAAGGATGTTCTCGCCACCGAGGCGGACTGTTTTGAGGGCGATGAGGCTGTCAGCCTCGGCCTGCTCGACGCGGTGACCAGCGAACGTGAAGCATGGTCACGGCTCGAAGAAGAATGCGATCGCATCAAACGCAAAAGGAGAAGCGGACCATGAGCCGATTCCATGATCTTTCCAGACGGCTCGCTGCCGTTTCGAGCGACGAAAACGATCAGGACGATGAAAATACTCCTGACGATCCCACCAACCCGAAATGCAAAAAAAAGGATCACGACATGAGTGATGAACAGAATGCAGCCGCTCTTGGCACGGCGAAGAAAGAAGGACATGACGCCGGTTTCAAGGCGGCCAATGATCGTATGAACACGGTTTTCGCAAGCGAGCATTATGCCGGACGTGAAGCCATGGCAGCAAAATTGCTGAGCAAGCCCGGTATGAGCGCTGAGGATATTATCGACGTGCTCGCCGACACTCCGAAGGCGGACAAGAAGGGGTTGAGTGAGGAAGAGCAACGCGCCGCTGCGGAAGCCGCGGGCCGCGAAGTGATGAAAGACGCTCTCGCCTCTGGCGCTAAAAACAGCAACATCGATGCGAACGATGGCAATAAGCCCGACAGCGCTGCTGCTGTCAACGATCTTTGGGGGCAGGCGGTCAAGTCCGTCGCTGGCTAAGGCTAGCCTCCACAATTCAATCAGAAAGGTTCTGACATGGTTACTCTCAATGAAGGAATGCATGCCGGCGAAGCTCTGGGCGAATTTGCCCTCGGGTCTGCCTATCACAACGACAAGGTAACGGTCCTCTCGGGTCAAAACCTGGTTGCGAATGCTACCGTCGGCGCTGTCCCCTCGGCTACGGTTGTTTCGGCTGCCAAGTCTGGCGGCAACACCGGCAATGGAACATTCGTTGTCGACGCAACCGCACCAGCACAGCCCCGCGTGATCGAGGGCGTCTATACCCTGCGCTGCGTCACCGCAGTCACCAATGGCGGCGTGTTCCGTCTTGAGCGGCCTGATGGCGTCGTGATCGGCGACGTGACCATCCCCCCGGGCGCAGGTAACAGCATCACCATTACCGAGAATATCAAGGGTGTACTGACCGACGGTGGCACTGACTTCATCGTCGGCGACGGTTTTGATATCGCCGTCTCGGCGCTCTCTGAAAAGATCGTCGAATATGATCCCGCCGCCACCAATGGCGGACAGATTATGCGCGGCATCCTTATCGCGGCCGTCAATGCAACCGGGGGCGATGCTGTTGGCGTCGTTGCATCGCGCGGCCCGGGCACCGTCAACAGTAACGATCTTGTCTGGAAGTCGGGCCTGACCACGGCCCAAAAGGAAACCGGCAAGCGCGCACTGCTCGCTCGCGGAATCCGCGCCCTCTAAAAATTCCACAAACATTCCGGCTTTCTGACCGGCAATCACCATGATTGCCGGAATGGAGCCTTGTTATCGAAAGGATTTTCTCCATGGCTCACATGGACATTTTTAACAACGATGCATTCAGCCTCGTCAACATGACGGCGGCTGTTGAAAAATTCCCGAGCGTTCCAAGTTTTCTTGGCGACCTCGGCATCTTTGGTAGTGGCGAAGGTGTGACGACAGACAGCGTGTCGATCGAGCAGCGCGGCCAGACCCTTGAACTGATCCCGACCTCGCCTCGTGGATCTGAGATCCCGATGGGCAAGACGGATAAGGGCCAGCTCCGCATTTTCAGCATTCCGCGCGTCGCCAAGGGCGATCAGGTCTATGCCCGCGAAGTCCAGGGTGTCCGCGAATTTGGCACCGAAAGCGAGCTTTTGACCGTCATGAAGCTGGTTGCGCAGAAGCAACAGAAGCTGTTCACCGAACACGCGCTTACGATGGAGTTCCATCGCCTCGGTGCGCTCCAGGGCATTTTGCTCGATAGCGACGGCTCGACCCTGTACAACTTCTTCAACGAGTTCGGCATCAGCCAGCCCGCTGAAATCGACTTTGATCTGGATGCGGTCAATCCGGCGGAGGGTGTTCTGCGCACCCTGATCAGCAACAGCGTCATGCGCCCGATCCAGCGCGCGCTGGGCTTGGGCTGGACCCCGATGTGCAAGATCACAGCGCTGTGTGGCGACACCTTCTATGACCAGTTCGTCAATCACAACGACGTGCGCGTTACCTACAAGAACTGGGAGGCGGCTTCCTCCTTGCGCGAAGGAACAGCTTTCAAGCGCTTCCACTTCGCTGATGTAGATTGGGTCAACTACAAGGGCACGGATGACAACTCTACGGTTGCGATCGGTGCCACCAAGGTCAAGTTCTTCGTCGAAGGCGCCCCTGGCCTTTTCCGCCGGATCAATGGCCCCGGCGAGACTATTGAGACGGTCAACACGATCGGTCGTCCGATCTATTCCATGCTGGTGCGCGACGACAAGCGCAATATGTGGGTCCAGCCGGAAATCTATTCGTACCCGTTCCATATCTGCACCCGTCCCGAGGTGCTGCTGCGCGGCAAGAATACCTGATGCTGACAGGCGGGCGGGACTATCTCGCCCGCCTGCTGCTCAAGCGGATAGAGAGGTAAAGCAATGGAATTTATCAGGGTTCGGGCCTTAAGCGGCTTCACCGAGTTCACGCCGACCGGCATGATTGTTCTCAATGGCCCCAAGCGTGACGCTAACGGTGACATCATCAAGAACGGCGACGAAGGGATTCTTCCCTATGATCGCGCCATCCTTCGCCGCGATGACGGCATTGTAGAGTTCGTTGATGGCATATGGGAGTCCGATGCATCCAGCGTTGCCTCCACTCTCGTAACGGACGCGCCGCTGGCTGGAACCGGAGAGGGTGTGCAGATAGATGGTGCCGAACTCTTTCATGGCGCCATGTCGCCCATCGCTGGTGGTGCCCCCCTGTTTTTGATGACCTACAAACCTTTCGGCAAATGGGAAATCATCGGACCCGGGCTTGAGGACGGCCACATTTTCAAAGGCAATAAGGCGGCGGCTCAGGCTTATATCGATGGCCTGGCTGAAAAATATGCTGCCGAAAGTGCATCATCCGACCAAGCCGATCTGCCACCGATCTGATGACCATTCCCGATCTGGAAAGCCTGACACCAGCGCTTTTCCATACCGCTGATACCGTGCTTGGCGACACAGTTACGATCACGCCGCCATCGGCCGCGCCTGTAACGATCAAGGTTCATGCCATGATCGGCGACCAGAGGCAGGATTTCGGACTGAGCGCGTCGAACGTGCAGGATGCGTCCATCGATGTGGATATGTCGCTGCTGACCGGCAAGCCGGATGGAACATGGCGCATCACCTTCGCGCGCATCGCCGGGCACATCTACGCGCCGCGTGATGTCAAGCGGGATGCGAGCGGTCTGCGATGGGAATTTGGCGTCAAGGAGATAAAAAGTGCCTGACGCTCCTATCCGCAAGGTTCTGGTAGCGTTCAAGGCGCTGCTCGACCCGGCCTTATCGGTCTATATTGACCGCAGCGACGACGAGCCGCTTTCTGATGCGGAGCGGCCAGCCACCATCATTCGGGTGCCGTCAATGGCGTTCGAAAACTATGCCTCGCAAGGCATGGACTTGTGCCGGGCCACATTTCATTTCGATTGCCATAGTTCCGGGTCGCTTTCCGAGACGATCGATCAGGAAAATCAGGCCAGTATAACAGCTATCCTGGCCGCCATTGCTTCCGACAGGCTTTTGGGCGGACGCCTGCAATCCTGCGAAGCGATGGCTGTGTCTGGCTCCGAACAGGATGGGGCTGATGTCGGCTGCGCCATCCTGGAGATCGAGGTCATCTTCTTTGTCTCTCGTGATGATCCCTACACCCTCGTCGGTCAGGCCGGCGTCCACTTCTGACAATCACATAAAGGAAACTGCATATGCCTTCTGCACCGGAGATTGCTCCGGCGCTGCCTGCTGGCTGCGTCGATTTCAACAAGCTGCACGGATTGGTCGCCAAGGGCGATCCTGAGGCCGTCGAAAAAGCGACGATCATCCCTGACTCCGAACTACCCGCCACCCCCCCCGCGCCCGAGTCCCCCACTCCGGCAAGCGCTGCGTAAGGAGACACCGTCATGGCATTTCGCTCTCAATATACTTCTGTTGCCGTCGCGGTGCAGTCGGCCGTCGACACATGGGCATCGCCCGGCGTCGCCGACTTGTTCCCGTGCGCCAACGTAAAACCAAATTTCGAATCGATTCTGGCTGAAAACCCGGAATATCTGGGCACGGTCGACAAGCCGGGTGAATTTTTGCTCGGCGAAAAGGTGTCGATCACCCTCTCGATCCCGATCCGTCCGCCCGGCGGCGCTTCGCCGCCTGCCGCCGGCGCTTTTATCCCGGGACGCTTTCTGCGGGCCGCGGGATGGACCGAAAATATTCTTTCCGCCGCTGTTCCGGTTGCTCCCGAAGCTATTGGCTCCGGCTCGACGACAACGGCGGTAAAGCTGGGCACATCTGCTGTCGGCACCGCCCAGCTTTATAAAGGCTTGGCGCTTTCCGTTTCGGACAACGGCACCGGCTATAACCGGCAGATGGCAGTGATCAAGGATTATACGGCGGCTAAACTTGCAAGCATCCCGGAAACTCTTGGCCTTGCGCCTGCCGCAAACTACCAGATACCCAAACAGCTTGCCTATCAAAGCGGGGCTTCCGGCGCAGCGCCAGTCCTGTCGATTTCTGTCTGGTATGAAAAGGTCCGCTACGACCTGATCAACATGACGGTGTCGGGCTTGAAATTCTCGTTCCCGGTTTCGAACCGCAATACGACCGAATATCCCATGATGGACCTGACGCTTGAAGGCGACGTCTACGGCTGGGCGGACGAGGATGCTACCCCCATCACGGCGCTTGGCGCCATCCCTGTGTTCAAGGATGGTGATTTCTGGGTATCGAACAAGGCGCTTGGCGGCTCGGCTTTCTCGGTCGACATGGGTATTCAGGTCGGCTTCCCGCCCAACCCGAACAAGGCAGCAGGTAATGATGCGGCACAGATCACGTCGACAAAGCGGACGGCCAGCATCACGCTCAACCATAACCTGAAAGCCACCGTCGATTTCCGCGCCATCGCGCTTGCCCAGACGCAGCAATCGGTGTGGGCGCAGTACGGATATACGGCTGGCAATATGGTGAGCTTCGTCATTCCCAACGGCCGCTTGTCTTACCCGAATGTCGACAATGGCAGCGAATTCGTCAGCCAGACTCTTGATGTGCTGATTGATGACACGTCGAAGGCTGTGAACATCATCTTCCCATTCTAAGCCTGAAACCGGAGAAACATCGTGACAAAATATGCCTATGAGGCAGGGGAGATCGTGGAATACACACCCGACTCCCTCGCCAATATTGCCTCTCCCTGCGTGTTCCGGTTGCGCCCCGCAACAGAGCGCGATCGGCGCACCATCCGCAAACTGATCCATAAAAATCGCCTTGTGCGCCATTCTGCCCCGGATATGCGCGAGGAGATGATAAACGGGCTTCGCGAGATGTGGAGCGAGGATACATTACTTGCATATGAGGGCCGTCTGCGCTCCTATTGGGACGCGACGGATCAGTACGAGCAAGAGTTTTCCGGGGCAGAGAACCCGCCTCCGTTCGAGCATCCCGATCAGAAAGCAATGGATGAGCTATCGAACCGCGTGTTCAAGGTTTGGGATCCGCTGGCCAGCATGATAGCCGACAATGCCGAGTTCGACGACGTCTGGCCCAAATTGATCGCGTCTGTGGTCATCGCCGGCTGGTCAGGCATTGATGCTTCCTATGGCCGCGAGGACGGAGTGGTGACGATGGAATGCCTCGATGCCGTGCGCGCGGCTCTGGTCAAAGTTGAAGAGAAGGCGATGGAGGACAAGGTCGAGGGTGTTATCGCGCCTGGCATCGCCTTCATGCAGCTTGTCACCCGCGCCATCGGCATGTTCTCGCTTGGCAAGGATGAGGAAAAAAACTCCTCATCGCCATCGCTGTAAGCAAAAACCCCTCCCACTTCGAAGAAGGCTGGGAAGGAAGTGGAGGCTGGATCGTCGATGGCGTCGAGTTCGACCGAAACCCTCGCGACCTGATCGACGAAGAGGATATGGCGCTCGTGCGTGTTTTTCATCAGTGCGATATGGGGATGTCGGGAAGGGTGTGGCCGGATGGCGGCTCCCTGCTCGACCAGCCATGTAAGCTGGTGCAGGCATTTAATGTGATCGGCGCCGCTATGGCGAAGAAGCCGTGAACCGCGTCAGTATAAGAGGCCCGCGACTTGGCGTGTTCCGTGAATTTCAACGCTTCGCCGAACAACGCTTTGAGCGGGCCGCGCTGATTGCCTCTGACCGTATGACAGTCGATGCCAAGAATGATCTGCGCAGGTCTATGTCTGGCGCGGGCCTGGGGCGTCTTGGTCTGGCCATTGGTTCGGGTTCTGATATACGTAAGGGCGGACGCGTGGCCCGGCGCGGTGCGGGTTTCAGCGCTTCTGGGTGGCTGTACATCCGGTCGAAATCAGAGCGAACGGTTGGGGCTATTCAGGCATATACCGAGGGAGCGACCATATCTCCGGTCAAGGGAAGATGGCTGTGGATCGCTACGGATTCGATCCCTCAGCGTGTCGGTAAATTCAGAATGACGCCGCAGCGCTACAACGCATCCGGTCTTGTGAACAGCATAGGGCCGCTTGTGATGATCCCTGGTCGCAACAGCGGTGAAGCGCTTCTGGTTGTGCGCGGGGTCACTACACGACTCGCGGGACGTCCGAACGCGCGCCGAGCGCCGCGCAGCGGACGCGCTCGCGCCGGGCGGGAGGTGCAGGATTTCGTTGTCGCGTTCGTCGGCATCCGGCGCACATCACGGGTCGCGCGCGTCAATGTTGAGACTATCATCAATGGCGTCGTTTCGCGCGGCGCCGACTATTACTCCGCAGCGCTTGGGACATTCTGATCCATGACGGCACAATCGAACATATTCCCGGCTTTCATCCGGGCTGAATATGATGCGTCAAGCGGCGGTTTCCCTGCGTTCGAACGCGCCGCGAGCCAGTCTTTCGGACAGGTCGAGGGTAAGGCTCGTCAATTCGCAGCCAGTTTCGATGAGATCGGCCGCGTCATCGCCAAGTCACTCACTGGCGGGCTTACATCTGGTGGCGGCCTTGATCTCAATGTCGGCCAATTCCGGCAGGCCGCGGCAGAGGCGCGCGCCTATGAGCAGTCTCTGCGCCTTATGCAGACAGCGGCATCCGAACTGGCTACCCGTGTCGGCGATACCAGTCAGGCTACACGCACCTATATTCAGGCACTCTCCGCGCAGGCGATTGAGGCCGGTTCTGCCACCCGTGCGGCAGAGGCGCAGGTAACGACATATTCCCGGCTCCAACAGGAGCTGGACGGGATGACGTCGAAAAACGGTGCCCTCGCGCAATCTTACCGCGAATTATTTGCCGAACAGGTAAAGGCGGCACAGCAGGAAGTGGCCGCGCGCCGCTCTCAGGAAAATATCAATTCTCTGGCAGCTCCCGGTCTGACGCGCAGCGCCTCCTCGGGCGGGGCTGGATACACCGCTCTGGCCGCCGAGATGGACCGGGCGGAGCAGGCGGCGCGGCAATATCAAATAGCCCTTGCTGAATTGAAGGCGCAGGTCGATCCTGCGTCCATTGCGCAGGCGAGGTTCGCACAGGAATCCGCTGTCGCGTCAGAGGCGATGAAGCGCGGCGATATTACCGCTGCACAATATGCGAGTCGTATGGCCTTCCTCTCGGCGGAGATGGGCCGCAACGCCACTTCGACCCGCCAAACCCGCTTCGCATCGGTTCAGCTCGGCCAGCAGCTACAGGACGTCGTTATTCAGGCCCAGATGGGCACGAACGCCTTTGTCATCCTTGCACAGCAGGGGTCGCAGGCCGCGTATGCCCTGACGGGCATGGGTGGAGCCGTAGGCAGGCTGGCGAGCTTCATGGCGGGGTGGCAGGGCGCCATCGTGCTGGCCGCCGTTGCGCTGGCTGGGCCGCTGGTGTCCTCGCTCATGTCGGCGAGCCGCGCGGCCGGCGAAACCGCTGATGCGCTGGGCAAGGTCAAATTCTCATCGTCTGACCTGAGTAATGCCCAAAGCATCCTTGGCACCGTGATGGACACAGCCACCGGCAAGATGAAGGTGCAGCGCGAGGAGCTTATCGCGCTGGGTATCGCTCAAGCCAAGGTGGCCGCTCTTATGGCATCCGCCCGCGCGCAGGCTGCGCGGGGTGCTGTACAGGACTTGCAGAACCCAACCACTGAATTTTCAGGCGGGATTGGGGGTGGTTTTAGTATTCGTCGAAGGTCCGCGGGATCGTTGGGCGTTCTGTCTCAGCAGATATTGTCAGGCGATCTTGATGCGAAAACGGCAGTTGACCAGTTATCGTCACTGCAAAAGGCCGGGCGGCTGACGGCAGAAGAATTTGCCACCGCTGCCGCATCTGTGACAGCGCTTGGTATTGAACTACAGAACGTCAAGATAAATGAGGCCACCGAGCGCATGCTCAAGGGGCTGGGCACAAAAGAAGACAAAGCCCTGCTTCTTACCCCCCGCAAAGCGAAAAAAGATAACAGCGCCAACGCCGCCGCAGTTCTGGCGGAGCGCGGTGAAGACGCCGCCAAAAAGATTGCCAATATATCCGATCGATTTGCGGATATTCCACCACAAGTGCAGGCCGTCAACGCAGCAATGCGGGAACTCGACGATCTGGCTGACGATTTCGCGCGCAAGAAACCGCCCAACTATGGTGAGATTGTCGTCGCGATCGAAGCCGCGAGAAAAGCCGTGCAAGAGGGGTTGGTCAAGCCGTACAATGACCTGATCAAGAGCCAGGAGCAGCATCTCGAAATCGGCAAGATGATAGCGTCCGGCAGAACTGTCGAAGCCGAGGCCGTCCAGACCATCTACAATATTGAAAAGCAGATGGGGCCGATTGGCGACAGGCGGCGAGAGCAGATCATCGCGAATCTTGACGCCATGCGCCAGCAATCACGCGAAATGGAAAAACAGCGCAGGGCGCAGCAGAACCTGCTCAGTCTTGTCGAGGAAACCCGCCAGAATGTTAAGGACACCGTGTATTCCCTACTCAGGGGCGGAGGCATAAAATCATTCGGAGACTTCTTCAAAAACCTGTTCGACAGCTATCTCAGAGCGCTGTCAGAACAGATCACGGAGTCATTGCTGGGCGACCTATTTCAAAAGCAAACCGATCGTATAAAGGGCGAAACCCGCCTCAGTGATGCCGGAATGCGCATGGCGTCGTCTATGGATGTCGTTAAATCAGCGCTCGACAATCTGGCCAATGCAGTCAATCAAACTGCAACGGAGATATCCGGAACTCCACCATCCGCAGCGGGCAATGTGCTTTCCGGCGTGACGACGCCAGCGAATGATAATGGTATAACTGTTACAGCACCCCAAACGATTGACCAGACCATGCGCCGCATGTTCAAGGATCTTGGTGCAGCGGTTTTCGGGGAAGACAGGGCAAAGAAATTCGGTCAGATCATCAGTACAGCCATGCAAGGTGCCGGGATTGGCATGATGGCTGGCGGGCTGGTGTTGGGCGGTAATAATTCCAAGGCCGGTTCTGCCATCGGCGGCGCGCTGGGCAAGATTGCCGGCGAAGCCATCGGCAAAAAAATTGGCGGCACCTTGGGAAAAGCGCTCGGGCCGCTAGGGGCAATCGCCGGCGGACTTCTGGGCGGCGCGCTGGGCGGATTGCTGGCAAAACCCAAATACGGCTCCGCAACCATCGGCGGCGTCAACGGCCAGCTATCCATTACCGGCACGCAAGGCAACTCCGCCTCGCGTATTGCAGCATCGACCAAGAGCGCGGATGCGGTGATAGGATCGATCGAGAGTATCGCAGAGCAGTTCGGGGCCGGTATTGACGCCTCGCTCGGCAAGGTGACGATCGGTAAGTACAAGGACAAATGGCGCGTCAGTACGACGGGCTATGAAGGAAAGCTCAACTTCAAGGGTAATACCGGGCCAACGGGCAAGGGGCTTAAGGATTTCGGCGACGATGCGCAGGCGGCGGCGGAATATGCAACCCTCGATCTGATCAAGGATGGTGTGATCCGTGGGCTGCGCGCTGGCACACAGACATTGCTCCAGAACGCCAAGGGTTTGCAGGATGGGCTGGCCAAGGCGCTCAAGTTCGAGAATGTGTTCCGCGACCTCAAGCGCTTCAAGGATCCTGTTGGCGCTGCGATCGACGATCTCAACCGCGAGTTCCAGTCGCTCGTCTCCGTGTTCCAGCAGGCAGGCGCCACAGCGCAGGAGACGGCCCAGCTTGAGGAACTCTATGGCATCAAGCGCAAGGCAGCGGTCGAGGATGCGTTCAAGTCGCTGTCCGGCTCACTTAAAGACCTGCTGACGAACCTGACGACGGGGGACAGCGGCTATTCGCTGCGCACCCGCCTGACCAATGCGCGCGCCGCCTATGATCCGCTCGCCGCCCGGGTGCAGGCTGGCGATACGACGGCCTATGATGATTTCGCCAATGCGGCGCAGACGCTGGTGGACCTGCAACGGCAATATTCGGGTAGCCAGCAGGACTATTTCTCGGTTCTGGATCAGGTGACAGCGCTGACCCGGGGCGAGCTGGGCCGACAGCAGGCCGCGTATGCCAACGCCTCAACCGCGGGGACGCCGTTCGATACGACGCCAATTGTGTCGGCGGTCTATACGCAGACGGACAGGCTTGCGAGTGCCATTGTCGCGCAGACGCAGGCGGCTAACGACAACAATACGAAACTGATAGCGGCGATGCAGGCCGCGCTCGGATCACGCGTGCCGATCCAGAACTATTTCGCGGCGATTAGAAATTTCTGATGCACATTCTTGCTGAGCTCAGCCCACTTGATCCGGTCACATCGACCCGGCCTGTGTTGCGGCTTTCGTCTGTACAGGACAGGACTGTCAACGGACTCAACGGCCTGAAATGGTGGCCGGGAATCAGCCGTAAGCCGACACGAATAATACATTTGTTCGATGGTGATTTTTCCTCAACCGTCGATTTGGGGCAATGCACGCTCGACATTCAGATGCGCGCGCTGGAAAAAATGAACGCCAATGCGCGCAGATTTGTGTGGGCTGGGGCTTCCATCATCCTTTATGCTGGTGACAGCGGGCAGGCATGGCCATGGACGATCATATTCGATGGTCGGGTCGGCACGTTTAAGGTTGATCGCGACACCCTGACCGTGACGGCATCGGTTGATGTTGAACCATTCAAGGCAAAAATATTGGCTTCGACCTATGCCGGAACAGGTGGCATTGAGGGTGGATCCGACATCAAGGGTAAAGCAAAGCCGTGGGCTTTTGGCTCGCCGCTCAGTATCGAACCGATATTGATCAACAGCGTTGACAGTGTATTTCAGGTATCGGCCTATGGCAATATCAAGGCTGTAACGACGTTGTATGAGCGTGGAAGCGCATTTGGCGCATCGCTAGGTGATTATGCAGATTATACCGCTTTGGTTGCCGCATCCATTCCGGCCGGTCGATGGGCCACTTGCCTTGCGTCCGGGTTGATCCGTCTCGGCGCTCCGCCTTATGGCGTGATCACGGCAGACCTTGAGGGAGATTATCAAGGGTCTATATGGCGCCGCCTTCCGGGCGCCATAATACAGCGCATGTGCAGCGCTTTGGGTATCTCGGGAAGCGCAATCAATACGACATCTCTCAATGCTTTGGATACGGCTATGTCGGCCCTCCCAAGCGGCGGAAATATCGATCTGTATCTCACAGAACAAAGCGACTTGCTCGAATTTGTCCAGCGCCTCGCCCTTTCCTGCAATGCTCAGGCCGGGGTGTCTTGGACTGGTCAGTTGTTTGCGACGAGAGTTTCGTTGTCCAGCCCGACAGCCACGCTGGATTCGCAAATGAAGCGGTTGCCGCGTGTCACCAGCGCTGTAGAAGTAGATGTATCTCCACCTTATTCACGATTGCAGATGGGCGGCCAGAAATGTTGGCGGGTCCATACATTTGATGAGATCGCCTTTGGCGCTGAACTCATTGATCGAGGCCAATATGATGCGGCCACAGTTTATCGTGATGGCAATATTGTCAGCCTGCCGGAAGGTTCACGGTGGCTGTTTGTCGGCGCCGTTCCGTTTGTTGGATCATTACCCTCGGATGCCAACGCAAATTGGGAGAGAATGTCTGATCCGATAGCTTTACCCCTCGGCACCAATCTCGTCATCAATTCCGATTTCACGACGGACAGCAATGGGTGGTTCGGATTTCAGGCTACCAGCTTTCCGACGGGCGTGACGTGGGAATTCGGGCGCAACATCGCCGGAATTGGCGGCGATAACCTGAATATTCTGGGCGCGGGGATGCACTATGGGTCAGTGACGCCGCCTACCGACAAGTGGATGTTCGGCCCGTCGGTTCCGGGCGCAGAGGTGAGCCTGTCCGGCGCCAAGCGTTATGGCATCGCCGTCGCTCCGGGTGACTATGTGTATGCCAGCGCCCTGCTGTCCGTGCATGGCGGGACGGAGGGCAACCTTGTTATCCGCTGGCTGGACAGTAGCGGAGCGGTGATACAGAGCGATTTCAGCGCGCAATCGCCCGTGGGTGATGCGCGGCTCGGCGCCCCAGATGGAAGCCCCGCTGTCCCTACCAGCTTTGTTCCTGTCGACCTGTTCGCTACATCTCCGGCTGGTGCGGCCTATGCGGCGCTCTCCACCTTCGGGCGTCCGATACCAGGCGGCGCAGATACAAGCTTCTTCATTTTTATTACCCAACCCTTTTTCGCCAAGGTCGCGCCGGGGCAGAGCGTGCCGCCGCCCTACACCTCTGGCCCTGCGGATCGGGCTGCGACGTTTGGTGCGCCGGTCGGATCGCTGGTCGGAACTTCGCCCGCAGCGACGATCGAGGCGGGCGGGAACGCGGCCAACAACGGGCTGGACAGTTCCGGCAATGTTCTGGCCAATAAGGTGGGTACGACGGCTATACTTGATAATAACATAACAACCATGCCGAATGTCGTCGGCAGCACGACTTTTTTCAACACAAGCTCCGTCGTCGCCGCCAGCGTGACGATGACGCCAGCAACTGGTTCTGGCAAGATTTTAGTGCTGATTTCCGGCACCGTTTTCCTGGACGCGGATAATAGCGCGGGTACGACATGCACGGTCGGATGCGATGTGAATGGCAGTCCGGCCATCGGCGCGATTACCGTTACGCAGCAGCGCGGAACACAGGTGCCATTTTCCTTCACGGCGGTGCTTAACGGCCTCTCTGGCCCACAAACGTTCGATCTTTACGCGCACAAATCGACCAGCGGGGGAACTCAGGGCGAGATCAGCAGGCCAATGATTGCGCTGATCGAAGGGATAAAATGATGGCAGAATATTTCTTCACCTATGAATTTGCGACCGGCGCGGAGCGCTGGAAGGGTAGTGGGCCGTCCGGCATCGCTGCGATCCAAAACCTGCCTGTCGGATTCGGCATAGTCACCGTTTCGGAGGCCGACTTCTCGGGCGTGTTGGCCGATGTACCGTTGGCCACGCTCCAGCTCGCGGTCTGGAGCAGGGTGAAGGCCAAGCGCGATGCCGCAATCAATGGTGGCGCGATGACGCCGATTGGTATGGTTGACAGCAATGAGCTGAGCCGGACGAATATCACGGGCGCAGCAGTCGGCGCGCTCATCGCACAGGCGGCGGGCGCGCCTTTCTCGATAGAATGGACAGCGCAGGATAATTCGGTCCACACGCTGAACGGCGCAGGCATGATCGCGCTCGGCATGGCGGCGCTACAGCATGTCAGCCACGCTCATGATGTCGCACGCGATTTCCGTGTCGCGATTGAGGCGGCGGCGAGCGTCACCGATCTGCTGATGATCAATATTGATGCGGGATGGTCATGATCGCCCGTCTCGGCACTGCCGCCCTCGCCCTGCTGATCGCGATCGATGTGATGCTCTGCACAATCTGGCTAGCGCCGCTCTATGTCGTCGGGCTTGCCGACAAGCCCTCCGGCCGCCAGCTTATTTCGCAATATGTGGGCGAGGCGGCGATCAATGGCCATCGCTGGGCCTTGCTGGCGGAAGCTGTCATCGACGCGATGTTCTTTTGGAATCCGGGACACTGCCGCGCCACCTTTCGTAAATATGGGGATAGCTGAATGTCCGACGTGAGCGCGGGTGAGGTGGGCGGTATTGTCGCAGGGGTACTGGCGGTGGCGGCGGCGCTGGGCAAGGCGGCACAGTGGGTATGGGCAAGCTATCGTGATGCCGGGGCATCGCGTTCGGCCAAACTCGATCGCTGGCATGACGAACTGACGCAGCGCGAACATGCGCTAAAAGCCGAAATGGACCGGCAGTTATCGGAAATGCGCGTCGTCCAGGAAGAACTGGAGGCGCACAGGATAGCCATTCATGTTCTGGTTGCGAAAGTGGCGCGGGATGATCCGCATGCGCCGGAATTGCGACAGGTCGCCGATGTGCTGGGCGCGGCGTTCCCGCTGCATATGGAAGTTCCGGCCGACATGGCGGCGGTGCTGGGCCGGGTGATCTGATAGCTTCACGATTGATGAACATTCGGGCGCTTCAGGCGCCTTTTTCTTTGGCTGAAAGGATTTGAAAATGGCAATCAAGGCAACGTTGCACGGGTTCGGTGCCCGCGATGTACTAGGCAAGCAAATGGCTCCTGCCGTTTATGTGGCAGATGATGACATCAGCGATCCTTTGGCTGATGGCGGGCTATACCGCATCGTCGCCACTACAGACTGCACTCTCGCATTCGGCCCTACTGTGACTGACGCTTTAAACGGAGAGCCGTGGCCATCCGGCCATGTAGAGGTCAGGCTTTTGGACGAAGGTGACAAGATAGCCTGCGGAGCCGGTATCTAATGTCCGGTTTCCTGAAATCGCCATTTATGCGATTTGAAAATTCGGGACTGCCTGCGCGAAGAAATGTGTTGCGGCTATTTGGCGCAGGCAGTTCGACCACGGCGGACAGCACGTCCTCCGGCGCTGGCACCGTCGCGACCGTCGCCAATCCGGGGTCGGGGGCGAGTACGACCGCCGATGCCGCGTCGAGCGGCGCTGGTACGGTTGGCGCGGGCGGCAACTTCGATGCCGAAAACCTGTTCTTCGACAATTCGCTGTCGGGCAGGCAGGAGCCGCTGCTGTATCGTGCGGGCGTTGATGCTTTGCCGGTCGGCTGCTCGATCTCTGGTGAGACGATCAATATCACCGGCACAGTCACACTGCGCAATTGGGATCTGACCGGCTACTGGATCAGTCAGAATAGCGGGTCGCTTGATATGCAGCAGTGCGAGCTGCTGGAGCCAGCAAATTCAGGCTGGAGCAACCTGATCTACATCAACCCCAACGTCACGGCCTCCACAATCAAATGGAACAATATCGGCGGCGCGGGGATCGACACCAGCACGACATCTCTTCTCAAGCAGGATATCGCGGGCACAGGCATCTCGACCAACGCGCCGGATACCATCCTGATCGAGCGCAATCGCATTTACGGCTTCCAGTCTGACGGCATCAAGACATCCTCTGGTGGTGCGATCAGAGAGAACTACTTCGACACGCCGGTCGCCCTCAAAAATGTCGCTGTCGCTTTCGACGCTTTGGTCACATATGACAAGGGTTATGGCTGCACCAGCGGCGGCACGACGTACAAATCCAAGGTCGACGGCAACGTAGGTAACGCGCCGCCTAATACGACATTCTGGGCCGCACAAGGCCAGCACAGCGATGCCATCAACCCATATGCTGTCATCGCATCGCGTCTTGTCATCGAGCGCAATTACGTCAACCGCAGCAATGCTGACCGGAAGTTCGCGCCCTATGGATATGGCGCTGTTGGCCTCAACAACTCCATCCGCCTCGATCTTAACACCGGCACCGATTTTGAGCACTTGCAGACGTCCATTCTTGATAACGTCATTGGCGGCGGAAATGACCAGGCGTCCTACCCGATATCATTGGGATCAAGCTCCTCTGGCACGAGCGCATCGGTCAACTGGGAGCCCAGCATCGTCGACAATAACCGGATCACGCAGAACAGCGGCGGTGGGTATATCTATCCTGGCTATGTCGGTGCGGGTCATAGCGTCACGAATATCATCGACTACACGCGGCCCGTGCGCCTGGTCGCCGCACCGGGCGATGCACCCGGCGTTCAGTTCGTCGGCTACAAGACGTTTGCTTTCAATGGCAACGCGGGCGGGCAGACCTTCCAGCTTGAGGGTTTCTTCGGCGGCACTCGCGGTTTTCTGGCACCAAACGACGTGC